ACTCGTAAGTATAAAAGTAAACAAGATATACAAGACTACTTACTAGCTAATTTCTTAGTACATCCAAAAGGTTGGGTAGGTAAATTTGATGAAGATAATTATATACAATGGCAAAGAAAGATACAAAGTTTAAGTTATACATTTAAATCAGAAATTCAATCAATATTAGATTCAAAACTTATTGCGGTATCTGAAAATACACATCCTAAATTGTTAAAAGAATATTTGGGTAAAAGAGTATCACTAGAAAGTATGGTTATACTTAATAGTATATTACAGTTTCATAAAGTATGGAATGTTAAACTTGAAGAAGATTACGCATGGAAAGATGTTTATAAACTTATGAATGACTATAACTCATTTCTTAAATTTGATACTAAGAGTTTTAAACTAATATTAAAAGGATTGATGAATGAATAGACCTGATAAATTAGATTGGTGGATTAAATGGTTTTCAAGTATAGTCTTGATTATAGGAGCTGCAACAACAGCACTTAACATGTATCCATATAATATGTATTTTCAGTTTACAGGTATTACAGGTTGGTTAATAGTGGGTTGGATATGGAAAGACTGGTCATTGATAGTTGTTAATATAGTAGGTTCACTAATACTACTTGTTGGTATTTTACACTATCATTTTTTTACAGATTGGTATTTAATAATACATGAAAGATATATAGAGGTAGGTTTATGACAGAAGAAACACAATACAAAAAATATACATTAAAAATAGATGGTAAACCTACATATGTTTACGCATGTAAAAATTTAACTGAAAAAGAAGCAAAAGAAGATATAAAAAATAGATTTGGTACTTCTAAAATAACAAACATTAAATTATCATGAAATCACTAGTTTATGGAAATGGCGAATCTAGACAGGTTTGGGATATAACTAAAAAATATAAGGGATTTACTACATGGGGCTGTAATGCAATATATAGAGATGCCGTTGTGGATAATCTTGTTGCAATAGATTATGGTGTACAACAAGAAATATATGAATCTGACTATGCAATAGAAAATAGATGTCATTTTGCTGATTGGGCAATACTAGAAGATTTTGACCCAGAGTTTTTAAAAATGAATTATACACCTATGGATATACATGAAACAGAAAAAGGTGATATTGCATCTTGCGTGGTTCAAGGTAAAGAAAGAGAAACTGCAGAAAAAAATTATGAAGAAATGATAAATCAGTTTCCTCATTTAGATAAAGAAGATTGTAAGAATAAATGTTATACAAATGTGGGTTTATATATTACATGGTTGAAAGAAAATGATAGTGTTGAATACATTGAGTATCCTAGAGAATGGTGTGCAGGTGCAACTGCCATGTATTTAGCATGTCAAGAAGGTGATGATGAAGTGTACATGTTAGGATTTGACCTAAGTGAATATGATGAACCTATTAATAACATATACAAAGGAACAAAGAATTACTTATCAGAAACATCAAAAGGATTCAATACTGATAATTGGACTACACAATTAATTCAAATATTTAAAGACTTCCCAGAAACACAATTTTATTGGGTTGTAAAGGAAGATGCTAGTCCTTTAGTATGCAATAATGTTAAAAGTATTACCTACAAAGACCTTGACAAAAGATGTCAAATGTAGTATAGTAGCAAGATTAACTATTATAAATAGTTATGTATCGCAAGATACACATATAAACATACGATAAAATATAATAACATAAGGAGAAAATATATGTCATTAGATAGTCTAAAAAGTAGTGGGTCACTTAATAAGTTGCTAGACGCAGCAAAAGGTGAATCTGCTCCCCAAGAGAAAAAATCATATGTAGATGAAAGACTGTGGAAACCAGAGCTAGATAAGTCTGGCAATGGATATGCAGTAATTCGTTTTTTACCAGCCGTTCAAGGCGAAGACCTACCATGGGCAAAAGTGTGGAATCACGCTTTTCAAGGCCCAACAGGTCAATGGTATATTGAAAACTCTCTAACAACACTCAATCAGAAAGACCCTGTATCTGAACATAACACTAGATTATGGAACACAGGTTTAGAATCTGACAAAGAGATAGCTCGTAAACAGAAAAGAAAATTACAATACTTCTCGAACATTTACATAGTAAGTGATACGAAACACCCAGAGAACGAAGGTAAAGTATTCTTGTTCCGTTATGGAAAGAAAATCTTTGATAAGGTAACTGCAGCAATGTCACCAGAGTTTGAAGATGAAAAGGCAATCAACCCATTTGATTTTTGGGAAGGTGCTAACTTCAAATTAAAAATCAGAAAAGTAGATGGTTATTGGAACTATGATAAATCAGAGTTTGAAGACACATCAAAACTTTTTGAGGATGATGGTGAAGCAGATAAAGTTTGGAAAGCACAACACTCTCTTGCAGAGTATACTGCATCATCAAACTTTAAATCTTATGATGAGTTAAAGACCAGACTAGATGCAGTCCTTTCTGGCACTGTAAAAGTTGGTAATGTTGCTGATGATTTAGATGATGCACCTGTTGCAAAACCTAAAGTTGATACAAAACCTGTGGCTACAAAAGTGGAAACACCTGTAGTTGAGGAAGATGATACATTAGCATATTTTGAAAAACTAGCTGAGTAATCTATGGAGTGCCTCTATTCTATAGGGGCACTTTTCTTGTATAATTCTATACAATCCTTATAAATACATATATGGCAAAAAGTAAATATATCCAAAGTGTCTTAAAGGCAGCAGGTGGTAGACCTAAATCAACCCAATGGTTTCGTGATAAAATCAAGGAATTTGGAACACCGAAGTCTGCTGATTTGATTCGTGATGGTAAAAGAACTTCAACACCCACCTTTGGTCTACTAAATATGTTTGTATATGACCCTAAACTAAAAGAGAAATTACCATACTATGATACATTTCCTTTAGTATTACCTATTGAAGAATATAGTAATGGGTTTTTAGGAATCAATATGCACTATCTGTCTATGCCTATAAGAATTAGATTATTAGATAGACTAGTGGATTATAGTAATAATGATAAGTTTGATAAATCTACTAATTTAAATGTAAATTATAGTAATTTAAAAAGGATAGACTTAATCAAACCTTGTTTAAAAAGATATTTAGCAAGTAATGTTAGAACTAAGTTTAGAAAAGTAGAAGCAGATGAATTTATGGTGGCAACACTATTACCTGTACAGAGATTTAAAAAACAATCTGACAGTCATATATTTGCAAAATCAAGAGGAATGATATAATGGCAACTAAAACACTAAGAGGTTCTTCACAAGGAGTGCTAAGAGAATTTTTAAGTATTCTTCATGAAGAAGATTCTTATGCTAGGTCAGCTCGTTTTGAAGTGGTAATACAACCACCCAAAAGTCTTACTAGACCTGAGGGTATGCATGCAGCATCAGCTCTTGCATTAGGTGAATTTTCTAAAGATGGTACAAATAGAAATATATCATTAAAATGTAATACTGTTAATATGCCAGGCAGAACAGTAACTCAATATGAAGACAATAGTTTAATGGGCCCATCAAGAAGTTTTGTAACTGGTACCCCTACTTATGCTGATATACAAGCACAATTTACTATGTTAAATTCAAATGGTCAAGATAGAAGATTCTTTGAAGCATGGCAAGGAAGCGCAGTTTCAGAAGCAGACTTTAGTGTAAACTATTATAATAACTATGTTGGTCAAGTTGATGTGTATTTACTAAACGAAAAAAATGAAAGGAAGTATGGTATAAGACTTCAAGAAGCATTTCCTAAAGTAATAGGAGATTTACAATTAAGTGGAGACCAAAGAAATCAATTAGCAACAATGGAAATTACTTTTTCTTATAGATATTGGGAAATTTTAGAGGGTGGAAGCACTATACCTAAAAAAATAGAATCAACACTTGGTTTGATAGGCAGCGCAATAGAAAGAAATTTACTTTCAAGGATACCTAAAGTTTTAAGAAACTTATAGATAATAAATTATATAATAAATTAGAGGATGAATAATTATGGCTTTACCAAAATTAGAAACACCTGTT